TCTACATACATTGCATTCTTTATACTGGGATATCATATAACTATACTCCCAATAATTCAAGGGCTTTGGACTTAATACTATCATTACGTCCAGCCATCGTGCTAATCGCAAGGTTCTTGCCCTTAGCATTGTAGTCAGCCCACTCTATAACTGCATGCCACATACCAAACTCTGTGCCTCGTATGTTTTCCTGGGTAGGTGATGCTGAATAGATATTGAATGCTAAGTTTCTAGCGTTCATAGCATTTGTATATTGTTTCTTTTCACCTGTAGATAGCAGTTCATATGGTGCTTCCTCTAACTTAGAAGGCAATGCAAACACACGCTTGAAATAATTCTTAGCATGTTCATGGCTCGCTTGTCTGTCTAATAAAGTATCAGCCAACGCTGTGTAATCATTAGCCATATCATAGGTTAGTTGTATGATGTTAGCAATTTCTGATACTGATAGCACTGCGTTGCTTGTATGGTTTAAACTATAAGTATATTTATTCTTGTTCTTATATATCTTATTGATTTGATTCATACAAAACAAACGCTCAATCACTGGTTTAATTATGACTGAACTGCTGCCATCATGGCTGGTTCTGGCTAGTAAGAAGGCTGAGTGTGGGTCATTGGCTATTGTCATCTCCATTGGAGTTTCCATTAGCATCCAAACTTTTGCACCACCATCATACTCACCTGCTGCTGCGTATCTAATACCACTAGAGTCAATAAGATTATCTAGTGTGCTAAAGATTTCAGCATTCTGAAATACTTTATAGCGGTTACCTACTACACCAATGGCTGTTGTCTCACCGAATGGTGTTGTTTTAATAACTGCTTTCTTATTATCAATTGGTATGCGATTAACTGTTAAAGGATAATCACCTGGGATTGTGTAGTTGGCTTCGATATCATGCAATGATACTGACCAGTCTAATCCTGCTTGACTGGCTACCTCACTGGCTGATGTAGCCTCTACTGCTACACCTGCTTTGTGCCATGCTGCTTTACGTGCAGTCCCATGTATGAGTGTATCACTTGTCATCTGCTACCTCTTCTACCTCTATTGCATAGATAGAATTAACAACCTGTGAATGTAGTTGTTCAGCCATCTCTTTGAAACTTCCTGCTGGCCACTCAGCAGCAAACACTCTACCTAATAGTTTTGCTAAAGAATAGTTTGGGTCAAGAGTTAATACATCAAGCAACATAGTCTTGGCTAGTTCTATTTCGTTGGTTTGATATAGGTATCCACAAAATACTGTGGCTAATGGGACTGCTTTGTCTTTAACAATAACATTACCAAGTAATGATATGTATTCGCCTACATAATCAATGTCCTTTTCTAATTGGACACCCATTAAGAAGTCACGGATATTTAGATTGTCATTAGTAGCAATGGCTACCTCTGCTATATGTTTGGCTGATGGTATAACACCATCTGCTAATCCATCGATTGCTTTACGAATGTCCTCAACAATACGGACATTTGTATCACGGTCCTCTAGATTGTATATACCTTCTTGGCTAATCAACTCGGACTTTACTTCTTCACGAAGCAAGTCATAGTTCGTGCTTATCATTTTATCTCCTTTGTTTGAGGGCGTCCCGCCCCTTCTGGCGGACGCCCGTCTTGCTACAAGTAACGGGCTATCGAATTGTAAGTAGATGTTGACACCACTTCCTCATCAGTAAGTTTAAGAATACGAATGGTGCTGTTGATTTCCTCTACCATTTCTTCGTATACATGTGAGTTCATCTGTTCGTAGTCACGACTTGGTTCTTTGGGAAACCCTTCTTGACTAACGATTAAGTCGAAGTCAACATTAAGTGTTGAGTTCCATGCACGATAGTTAGTGCGTAGATTCTCAGCCTTTGATACGTTATCCATTGCAAATTTAATAACTTGTTTTCTCCAAGTTTCCATTTGCTTCTGATATTTTTTCTCATGCTCATCTTGCTTTGCATAGTCACCCTTAATTTGGGTTAACTTAGATTCCAATGCTGCGATTACCTTAACTGTAGGTATCTTTACATTGATTGTTCTGTCATTTCTCCTTGCCATTCTATCTCCTTTGTTAGTTGTTAGTGTTCCGTGTTCGCAGGTAGCGGAACAACCCACCTTCCATAATCATCTATCCAGATGGTGCGAATTTTTGGCATAAACTACGCTGCTTTTCGGAGAGGTTCTCCTTACGCTGGTTCACTATGCCAAACTTAATACCATCCTTTGCTGCGCCAATGAGCCCATGCAATTGATGGCTTGTCGTAACGATGGACTATATATTCCAGCCCCCGCTCAATCTGATGCGGGGCTGGCGTCTTAGGATTAAGTCCTAGTATTTGTGGGATACCACCTGCACTAGAGTGTTTGTTTTTTGCTTCTTTACGCCAGTTACTTTCTTTGGTCCAGAGTTTATCTAGTGCTACCCATTCAGACCTGTTCCAATGTGGGTAGTTCCATTTCATCAACCCTTTGGCGTATGCCTTGGCTGTTCGTGGTGTCCAAAGGGACAAGTCGTTTAAGCAGTTGGCTTCCAACTGTGTTGCTATTGCCACTGCGTAGGCTGGACTTGGAAAGAATGGCGCTGACAAGAACGCTAGTAGCCAACTCAAATACCCTGCTAATATCCTTTTCATCTAATAAACCTCCATGTGATATAGCCAAAGAGTATGAGGAATGTCCAGGTTTGTGATGGCGTGAGGTATGAATTGATAATGAAGTTGTCAATCATTTCACCCTGACAATCTCTTGGCTGTGCTTTACACCCTTATCAAACTCTAACACATACCAATTATCAGGGTCATCAAGAGCCTCATCACCTGCTGTGTCTATGTTTATATGTGTGGTTCGGCATCTAACTTTGGCTAGTATCCACACGGTATGCTCCCATTGTGGGGTATCTTCATCAAGCATTTGATTCCTCCTGATTTTTGGCTAGGTCATTAATTGTAGGTTCATCTACATATACTCTGCCTGTTGCAAGTAACTCATCGTATACATCAAGCAGGTCAAGCATTGCATATGCAAAGGCTTCTTTAATCTTAAGTAGTTCCTCTCTGCTACGCATTGGTATCCCTCTTTGTTCTGCTGTAATTGTTCCTAGTTAGACGTTCAATGTGCTTGTCTTGTAGTCTGATTATATAGAATGCATAGCACAATGCAAGTATAGAACTAACTAATGCTATGGTAATTCCAATCATCGTTCCTGTATCTAAATACATACTATCTCCTATTCGATTCATTGTCTACCGTTAATGTTACCTGCGGTGCAAAAAAAAGTAAAGTAGGGTGAGAGCCTAAGCCCCCACCCTACTCGCTTGTTATACTAGTGCTATATCAGTAACGATTTTGTTATCATACCACTTCTCGTTTTTCTCAGAGTAAGTGCTGGTCTCATAGCCAGTGATATTGACTTTGTATTCAGACGTAGCATTGAAATTTTGGCGAACGAACTCCACCAAAATTGGGTCAGTGAATGTTACTTGACGAGCAGCAACGAACTTGGATTTTGTGGAACCATCTGGTTGCACATCATCTCTACGGTCAACCACCGTGCCTTTGATTACTGTTTGGTAATCACGGACACCCTTCAGGATTGACTCTGTGTATGTGAATGTATTCATTTGTGTATCTCCTTTAGTTTGATTGGGGCGGCTTCCCCTATCACGAAGTGTAGGGGAGTCGCCTTGGTTAGTTAGTTGCAGTTAGGACAAACTGCGTGTTTGTTTATTGTATAGTGGCAAGTAGAGCATATGCACTCGAAGACTTGGAGTTCGATAGAATCCTCCAAGTCGAAGAGCCTGTCTATGAGCCACGAGGACTGCTCGAAGAACTCAGCCCTCGTTGTTTTATCACCAGTCTTTGTATTGATTCTGGTGATAACCTCACTAGAAATCCATTCATGAGCCGAAGGCTCATCTTGGATTTTGCTCATGCTTGTATACATTGGCTTGTATCTGTATATGTCTTCATCAACCAACTGGTTGGCGATGACTGCGTCTCGAGCCTCTTTGGCTTCGAGGCAGTCGGCGCATAGTTCATTCAGTTGCTGACAATGGAAGCATTCGTTCATTAGGGTAAGTTGGTTTTGAACTATGATTTCATTATTCATTTCTATCTCCTTTGTTCATGTATATATTTCACCAGCACATACTGGCGGGGAACCGCGACATCCCGCTGTCACTCTTGCCCAGTCTGGCCGAGGCCAGACGAGCATGGGCGACAATCGCGTTAAGCGATTTGACAGTGCGGTGTAAGGTTCAGCAGGCTTGTGAGTAGCCGTTAAGCCGAGCCAGAGCGAGGTAGGCTACGAACGTAGGCTCGAACAGAAACTGGCGATAGCCAGTGAGAGCCGTGGCCTGCGTCCGACTGTGTGTGTTGGTAGGTGAGCGCATTGCGTGGAGGGGCTGTGCACCGTAACGCTTGGAGCGAACACCAATACTCCTAGACGAGGCGCCTTGCGCCGAGGCTTGGAGTAGGCACAAGGAACTGACATAGTAACCAGTTCCGTTTTTGCTTTTAAGTCTTAAGGATTTTAGTTTAACTGAGGCGCCACAGATGTATTTAAAGGCGCCGAAGACTGCTGTCCGCCCAGCGTCCACCTGTACAGGACGACAGGACAGTATCTTAAACAGTTAGTGGGTCATTTATGACCCCAGACTGTTTAATATGGTCTGTTATACAGTCTAGTATCAGCATAAAAGATTTTCCCGTACAGTAGTATCCCCTATACAGTGTCCTAATATGTCCTAATTTGTATAGGTTTTTTGCATGCTTTAAAAAATACTTTTTTTAAAAGCGTTCGTTTTACCTGTTTGAACAGATTATACTATATAGAGGCTGTTTCTTTTCTTAACAGTAGCAAGTCCTTGGGGGACTTGCGTTACAGGCTGTATCTAATTACTGTTACAACTGATGAAAACGGGACAGGACTATGACATTTACAAAAGGGGGGAACAACCCCAAATCTTTGGCTATGGTAGGAGCAAAGGCTAAGGTTTTAGCCCTAGTGGCCGAAGGCCACTCTGTTCACAAAGCCATGGAAATGTGTGGCAAAAAACCTGACACGGTAAGAATCTGGTGCCTCAGGGATAAGAAGTTTGCTGCCGACCTAACAGAGGCCAAGGCAACCGCAAAGGATGCTTCCCTTGCAGCCCTAGGTATCCCCAAGGAAGAGATAGACTTCCCTCAGTTCTCGCAAATTTTTTTAAATCAAAGATTATTTCCACACCATCAAGATTGGATTGACTTACTAGAAGATAGGGAGCCTTCATGGCTCCACCCTAGTATGGTTTACGAAAAGAACGACCCAACCCGTCTATTGGTTAACGTGCCACCAGAGCACGCCAAGAGTACGGTGGTCACCGTAAACTACTCCACATATCGCATCGCCCTCAATCCTAATGTCCGCATTATTGTGGTTTCTAAAACGTTAGTCAAAGCACGTGAGTTCGTGTACGCAATCAAGCAGAGACTCTCCCATCCACGCTGGTTAAAGTTGCAAACAACTTTTGGCCCCGAAGGTGGTTGGAAAGAGGATTCAGACACTTGGCGAGTTGACACCGTTTATCTTGGGAGCGATGCACGAAATTCATCAGAGAAAGACCCCACCATCCAGGCGCTTGGTATGGGTGGGCAGATTTATGGAGCACGTGCTGACCTCATCATACTTGATGACTGTATAACTACAGCCAACGCCCATGAGTGGGAAAAGCAAATCAACTGGTTACAAAAAGAAGTTATTACCCGTCTGGGTAAGAATGGCAAGTTACTAATCGTAGGGACACGAATTGCAGCGCAAGACTTCTATAAAGAACTCCGTGAAACCAAGCACTGGTCTGGTGGTAAAAGCCCTTTTACTTATATGGGCATGCCTGCTGTTTTGGAATATTCAGAAGACCCTAAAGACTGGAAGACGCTCTGGCCTAAGTCGGACCTCCCGTGGGATGGGGATTCTGACGTACCTGACGAAGAGGGGCTCTTCCCGAAATGGGATGGGATAGCGTTAAAGAAAAGACGTAGTGAAGTAACACCGTCAACATGGGCTTTAGTTTATCAGCAGGAGGATGTCGAAGAAGATTCCATCTTCCCACCCGCTTTGGTGCAAGGCAGTACCAACGGGCAACGCAGAAAAGGTCCATTGCGCCAAGGGGCGGTGGGACATCCGACTGCAGTTGAGGGTTACACAATTATTGGATTCGACCCAGCGATGGGAGATAAGGCTCATGCAGCCTTCGTAGTAGTTACTTACAACAGAATAGATTCTAGAATATATGTTTTAGATTGTATTAACATGGGTGAACCGAACCCACAAAAAATTAGAAGTACGATAGAAGAACTTGTATTGAAATACAAGCCACAAGAATTTAGAGTAGAAATTAACGCCCACCAAAAAGCATACTCATTAGATGATGACTTGCGACAATGGCTTGGTATGTATGGTGTAAGACTTGAATCTCATGTTACTAACAAAAATAAGTGGGACGCATCATTTGGTGTAGCATCTATGTCTACCCTGTTTGGAACCATGCGAGAAGAAAAGTTCCAAAAGAACAATATGATTGAACTTCCATCTACTACTGATTCTGAAGGACTTAAGTCTCTTACTCAGCAGTTGATTACCTGGAAGCCAAGCACTAGAGGTAAGACCGACTGTGTTATGGCACTATGGTTCGCTGTGCTTAGAGCACGGGAGTTTATGCAACAAACAAATCACTTGCAGAAGTTTTCATCTAATAGGTGGACAACCCGTGCACAGTCAGCGCAAAGATATACAATCAATCTAGATGAGGCCTTTTCAGAACAATGGGCCGAACAATATGGTTAGGATATAATGTTATCAATTAGTCAAATTGCAGCGAGGGTAGAATCTTTACGCTCCCGTTCATCAGAACGAGACCGTAGACAACTAGACGTTCTTGCTGTTCGTAAAGGACAGATATCACAAGTATATCCTGAGTTCTTTCCAGAGGGTGTAGATGCTAACGTAGTAGCAAACTTTATTGACATTGTTGCCCGTGACCTATCAGAGGTAATGGCTCCACTGCCAGCGGTAAACTGTTCTGCAGCCAACCAAGTATCAGATAGAGCAAGAGTCTTCGCTGATAAGCGTACTCGTATTGCAACAAATTATTTTAGCAATTCAGATTTACAAGTGCAGATGTATCAAGGTGCAGACCAATACATCACATTTGGTTTCGTCCCATTCATTGTTGAATTAGACGAAGAAGCAGGGCTACCACGTATCCGAATAGAAAGTCCGATTGG